CATATAGACCTTTTTCATCTTCTCGTATTTCATCAAACACACCTATAGGCATATCTGATTTGTGTTGGTAAAGTAATTTAACTTGATTTGGTTTTTTTCTTTTTAATGTCTTAGCAAATGCACCTGTTTCAATAACATCATTGCCTAAATCTTTATTACCAAATACTGACCCATAACCTTCAAATACACCATACTCTTTATCTTCATCATCATCATCATTTGGCATATATGCTTTAAGATCAGATTCAATTTCTAAAGTTTGTTCAAGATTGTCCAACGCATCTTTCATGTCTTTTGGTTTCTTCTTTTTGGGTTTTTTTCCGTAGCCTGAAACTTCTCTGCCTACAAGTTCAGTATATTCTGCGTGTGTTTTACATGGCATGAATACTAGATTGCCATTTTCATCGTGTGAGTGTGTCCCACTACAACCTATTTCATCTGCCCTAGCTTGTGCTTCCTCCTCAGTTGTAAAAACATCTCTTCTTATTTGTCTTTTACTATCCAAAGAATCTTCTTTGCTTGAATTATAACTACTGCTACAGACAGCTAACCTTTGATCTGAATCATATTCATCAACCATAGTGCTATCTCCCATGCATCTTTTCATAAAATCCTGCCTAGACTCATTATATTTAGGTTTGGGTATAGGCATAATTAATTTATATAGTATATTATGTGAACCATAAGCACAATATATAGTGTAAATTATTAAATATCTCTTTCATCTGCATATACAATCACACATCTGCAATTTATTACATTTTTTGCACCACCTCTTGAGTCACCTGCAAATCCCATTGGAACACCACCAACAGTAAAGTCTTCGTCCATATCTACTATTTGCCCACTTGCTGCTGCATGAGTTGGTCTTGTTCTGGCATCATTTGTGGCAACCCATTTCTTCAACATTTTTAGTCCAAGATCTGCTTGTACTGTTTTATGATAAGAATGATTTGCAAAAGAAGCTGCACTATGCGTTTCAGTTCTTGCAATCAAAGCTGCTCTTACTCTACTGATTGGCAGAAATTTATCTGACACTAATTTAGTAATTTGAGGTAATGTTAGATTATCTGCTCTGCCTTGTTCTATGATTTTAGATATTCTATTAGCCATACGAACACTTATACCACTTAATATTAGCTGCCTTGAGTTAAAATACTCATTTACAATAGCTTCAAAATCTACACTTCTTCCAAACACAACTGCTTCCTGTTTAAAGTTATCTTCATATTTATTTTCATTGAAGTCGTATAAGGCTTTGAAAACTCTACGATAATGAGATTGTATTAAAGGTATAAAATCTTCATTTAATATTTGTGCTGCGTTTGTTTCCTCATATATGCCATATTCCCTAAACAAAAACATTTGTACTCTTACAAATTTTCTAAATAAAGAATTAAGTCTTCTAAAAAATCTTTTTTCTAAATTGTTACGAAGTATGAGTTGTTGTCTTATCTCATTGCGTTCGGATATTCTTGTTTGTCTAAGACTTCTTATGCGTTTATGTTGGGTTGCCTGAGTCACAAGGAAAATTTTATAAAACTCATAACTCAGGTCTTAGAGGAAAGTGGGTGTCCCTTTGGAAATAAATCTGTATCATGCTTGCCACCTTGAAATCTACCAGTTCTCAATGCAAATAAATAACTATTCACTCTGGCGTACGCCCACTGATCTGGTCCACTTACATTAGGTCTAACACTGCTTGGATTAGATCTGTATGCACCTACACCTCTACGAAATACTGCTTCAAGCATTCTTACAGTGGCTCTTTTTTTTGGATTATCGCCATACTTCTCATTATGTTTATCCACTTTTTTCTTAAGTGCTTCTTTTACTTTAGATGAAACTTGTTTTTCATCAGCAACAACTGAAATATGTTTATCATCATCTAATGGTTCAAAATCCTCTAACTGTTTTCTGCCTTCAAGCTTTTTTGTCAGTTCAAGAATGACATCTTTCATACCTTGTTGACCAAGATTACCAATAACTCCCCATTTGATTTGCGCTACGATTCCTGCAACATTTGATAAATTTGGTTCTTTGCTACCACTTCTGAATGCTTGTCCATCTCTAAAATGTCTTGCTGCCCATGATTCCCTTTCTTTTATCCATTTTAAAACTGCAGGTGATTCAGAACCATCTCTTGCTCTACCCCATAACATATAAGCTTCATTACCTCTTATATTTCCACCTGCTTTCCAGATTTGTTTACCCACACCTTCGTTTTTTAAATTAGTAGCAAAGGTATAATCAAACTGTGGATATTGACTATTTCTTAAAGAGATTTTTTTGTTATCACCTCTTTTTGGAAAATTTGTTACATCATTCTTTTCTTCTTCCAACATGAATTCATCTTCAAACTCATCATCGTATTCTTTTAGATCATCTTCATTTATTGGATTATCAGGTTTCTCAACACCTTCATCTGTTAATGGGAACAATGTAGCAGATATATATAAATCATCTGCACCATCAACAGGTTGTAATCCTATAATTTCTCTAGCTTCGTTTCTTGTCATAATACCTTCACGCACTGCTGATGTGACATTCTCGTATATCTTTCTTCTTCTTTCTGATAACGCAGGTATTGCATCAATATCAAATTCTAATTGTAATCTATCGTCAAACATAGGAACTAACCATTCATTTAAGTCAGAAGATAGTTTTCTTAAATGTGGAATAATTGTTTCTTCATACAGTGCTAATCGTGCTTCAGCTACATTTGCATATGTTTGTGCATCAGGTACACCTACTAATTGATTAGGTACACCAAAGCACATAGCAATATCTGTTGCACTCATGTGTTTTAAGTTAAGAAAATCCATATCTTTTGGAGATAGTCCCATTTCTCGCCAATCAAAATCACCTTCCAATAACAATGGTCTTCCTGCATTATTTGTGCCACTGAATCTGTTGTTTAGGTCAGTTAGTAATTGTTGTCTTTGTGATTCTGTTAAGTTTACTGGAAAGCCTTGATCATCTTGTGGTTTAAATATGACTGCACCACTTGGTCTTGCACCATTACCTAAAAGATTTACATTATGCTTACTTGCCATATTAAATTGATCTACCTCTACAGCAGCAGCACTCATTGGTGATAAACCATAATAATCATCTAATGGATTCCACAGCTTAATATGTTTTAACTCACTAAAACCATTTTCTTGATCTATCTCATAAGTTTCATGGACTCTACCATTCATTATGTATTCATATCTTTCAGGTATAGGTTTACCACTACCTTTAATAACTATTCTGTCAGGTCTAAGTTGATGCAATTCTTGTGGTGCACCATTTTCTGCACCAAGTTTTAATATGTATGCATTACCACTTAATAATACATAACCAAATAAACTGTTAAAAAACTCTGAATAAGATTGCAAGGGATTTGGTCTATTGAGTAAATTAATTAATGGGTGTTGTTCAATTATCTGATCACCAGCTTTCAAGATAAATGGCACAGCACTTGCACCTTTAGATATTTCGTTAACGCATCTGTAAACAATTGCATTTTTTAGATAGCCTTCTTTTGCTAGATCTTGGTATTTATAAGTTTTGCTATCACTTGACCCAACACCAAAATAACCCATCATACCTGTTTGTTTTTGTTCAACAGGTTTAATGTTGAAGAGTCTTTGTAAAAATGTTTGCTCTGCCATCAGCTTATTCTCCAGTTAACCTCTCCTCTTGATTTACTTAATTCAGTTAGTCCCCAAACTAAAGCATCAAGACGATCAGGTGAAATATTGCTCTCGCCAGTATAACTGCACATTTGCTCTTCTAACTCAGGAAATACACCCACATGATGTACTCGCCTTTGTTCATACAAAGCTGAGATTGGTTCAGCCCTCAAAATTTTACCTCTGGTTGCTCTGACACTTCTATAAGGTACATTATAATCATAATTCCTTATAAGTCTTTCAACCAAATCGCCACCATTGTTGACTTCACATACTATCATATCAGCATTCCACTCATAATATGAAGTTATTGCCATTCTACCCCATTTCTCTGGTTTGTGTCTTCCTGACAAATCTTCAAGTACATAAAAATGATTATTGAAATCTTTACCTACTACTATAATACCAGTTTCATCAGAATTTTCATTAGCTGTGACTGCAGGATCTATTCCAACTATTATTTTTTGTAATTCAACTTCTTTATCAACTCTTGTTTCTTCAATCAAATCAGGTGTCCATAAAGCACCTTCTACCTTATCAATTATCTCTGCATATAATTCTTGTTGACCAAGATTTGTGCCTTCATATTTATCTTTAAGCATTTTCAAAGCACTTTCTGCAAGGTTATCAGCGTTTTCAAATGTGTTGCCTTTTGTGACAGCTACATCATCTCTATCTACTAATTCTTTAACAAGCTTTGTTGGTCTTGGCGTTGTTGTAATAATACATTGTGGATTCTCTCCTAAACGCAGACCAAACATAAGCTGATCAAAAGCTTCAGGGTATCTCCAACTTGCTATCTCATCGCACCATGCTCTATGAAACTGTGGACCACGCAACCTATCAGGCTCTTGTGCAGCATATCCTGTAATTTTAGATCCATTATATAATCTAATCTCTGATACACTTGATGAATAACCTTTTTGATCTCTACTTGATATGAAACAATCCTTTGGAATGATAGAAAGCAGACCACTTGGACCACCAAAACAAACTCTTCTTAAATCACCATGAGTTGGTGCAACTACAGCACAATTAACATTTTCATGTCGCAGTGCAAATAATGCAATATCTTGTGCACCTGTTCTTGTTTTACCAAAACCTCTACCTGCTAATAAGAGCCAAATGAAATGCTCATCTTTAGGTTGAAGTTGTTTATCTCTTGCAGTCTTAAGCCAATCAGTGCGTAGTTTGAACGCTTCTGCTTCTGCTTTCTTCAACTGTGTCAAGCAGTTCCATAGCTCGTTTGAATGCTTCGTTGTTTTCGTTAATTGTGGCATCTATATTATGTGTTGCTTCTCCTAATGCAAGTTTTGCTACTTTTTGTGTGATTGAAATAGCTTGTGCTATTGAAGTTAGTTGTGAAGGTGGTAATCCAATTTTGCCATTTTGCATATCTTTATTATTCTTGCTTATGACTTGTGCAATTGTTGCAAATACAGCTTCAGCTAAATTTACTGAATTATCATCTATCTTTTTAGACTTTTCTGCCCTTTCATTAGACCTTTTTGCATCAAGCTTTTTTGTATATTCACCATAGAATTGTTCTTTTTGTATTTTCCAATTTTCATTTCTTGCAACTCTATATACTGTGCTTTGTGCAACTTTATATTTTTTTATTAGTTCATCCAATGTTGGAAATATTATATTGTCATCTACTGATATGCCCTGAACAAAATCATTTCTGATCTTAATCTTTTTTGCATTTGTAAGTTTTGTTGATACTTTTTTGTTCATTTTTTATCAAATATTATCAGCATAATAAATTAATTTTGCTTTTGATTACAGCTTTTACAGATAATACTAACATAATATTCCGAATAAGGCTTGTTTAAATTAATTATTTGGGAATAATCATAATTATAAATTGAAGGAGAGTGAAATGATTAATTTAAAACTTACAAAAAAACAAGCAGAAGTAGTTAGTTACTGGCTTGAATTTGGTGATTGTGCTTCAAATGAAAATTATGAAATTGCCAAAAAACGCTGTAAAGATAAATTCTTACGACAATGGATAGATTCTGAAAGAGAAGAAAGAGACTATTGGAAATATCATGCTAAAGCTTGTAGCGACATAGGTTATAAATTGCATAAACAAATTAATAAGGAGTGAAAATGGGTAATAGAGCAGTAATAACAATTAAAAATGAACACATACCAAAAGATGATTGGACATCTTTGTACTTACATTGGAATGGTGGTCGTGATTCTGTAGTGCCTTTTTTAAAAGTAGCTAAATTATATGGTATTAGATGTAATGTAGATCCAAGTTATGGTATTGCCAGACTATGTCAGCTTATTGGTAACTGGATTGGTGGTACTTATTCTTTAGGTGTTGGCAAATATACAACTTATCATAAAGAGAGTTTAGACAATGGTGTTTATATTATTGATAATTGGGAAATTGTTGATAGAGAGTTTTTTGAAGGTGAAGAGCAAAACGAATATGATGAAGAAGAGTTTATCAAAGATATAAGAGCAGTAAATGATAAAATATTTGGTCATGAAGAAAATAATGTGACTGAAATTCATGTTTACAAATAATATTCCTTTTTAGGTTTGTATTTATGGCAATACTGGGCATAATAAATCAATGTCCATAGAAATGATGAATAGTGCTTGGAACACTGACAATCTCACTCCAACAAAAAAACTTATATTACTTTTATTAGGTAGCTATGCTGATGAAAATCACCAGTGCTACCCTTCACACAAACATATTGCTAAAAAGATTGGTTTAAAAGATACGAAGGGCATACAAAAAACAATTAAAGAGTTTGAACAACTTGGTTATCTAAGGATTGAAAGAAGAACAAAGCAAAATGGTGCATATACATCTAACAAATACACTTTGACACTGCCATTGGGTGTTAGCACCCATAGGGGTAATAAAAGGGTGAGGGAAGGGGCAGAAACACCTGTTAATACAAAAGAAGAAACAAAAACTTTTATTTATACAGATGAATTTGAAACATTTTGGGATCTATATCCAAGAAAAGTAGCTAAAAAGAACGCATACAAATTTTTTAAAAAAGTACCTGCAAAAGATTATGATTTACTAATTGCTTCAATAAAAAATTTAGGTAAATCAAAAATTGACATAAAGTACATTCCATATCCAGCAACTTGGTTAAATCAAGAAAGGTGGAAGGATAAATTTGAAGATATTAAGGAAGATCAAACAAATAAATCTACATCAAACTGGCATGATGATCTAGATATATAGATCTTCATATATTTTATTTGCTAATTTTTTTGTATCGTCTAGGTCATGTAGTTCATAAAAAGATGTATGCTCTGAGATAATTGGATCAAACAAGATGTTATTGATCTTAGTTTTTCTGCCTTTTAAAAAAGATTCTTTCTGATTGTCATCTCTCTCAATATGTCTTTGCTTTAAAGTTTCATCATTATTTCTTAAAACAATAATTTGTGTATCAAAATTATCAATACATTTTTTTAATATTTGTTTAGTAAAAAGTCTATCGCCTTCAAAAAGTATATTTGTTTTTGTAATATCTAAAAATTTAATCATATCAACAGGTGCAGCCATGCTTAACCTATCTGTACCACCAAACTTTTGACCTTCTGGGTAATGACCAATAATACAAGTATTTTTATACATTGATCCATTTAATAATTTAAACTTCCAATGTTTTTTTAAGCCACATAAAGATATAACTTCACGCATTAAAGTAGATTTACCACTTGCAGGAACACCACCAATAGCAATGCATTTCATAATGTATTGTAATTAAAAGTACCTGTATCAAGAAACACATTATAAAGATTATCTCTTATATTCCTACTAGCACTTTGTGATTTAAATAAAGTTTCTTCTCTTGCGTCCCAAAATACTTGCCAATCAATACCAAACCAATCATCACCTTCTACCTTTTTTATCTCTTCAGCTTGTCTATCTAAATAATAGCCAAGATACCTACCTCTACTTTTTCTATATATTTTTTTGTAGCTACACAATAAGGTTTCCATTTGGTAATAATCCATTTCAATATTATATTGATCTAATAGTTCATTTTTAATATTTATTGCTTCATGATTCATATAATCAATGCACGATCTATGTAATTTTTTATCAATCCAATCATCTTTATCTAATGCATAACAAAAGCCATTTCTATGCGATCTACTACCAGAGTAGTCCTCTAATTTCAGATCACTAGGGTTTAGATCTACTCCAACACAATCTTTAAGTGTCTGCATATAATACCAAGTTGAGTATCTGCCAAATTTGTATAAATTTTTGTTGATTGTTTGCCAAAGGAAATCAAAAGATTGTTTTTGAATAAAGTTATTGAATCTCTCACGTTGTGTACCTGTTTTGTTATTGTGATTTATCCATTTTTTATAACTAGCAAATTGTTGTGGAAGATAGCCTTTATTATATTTAGTGTCAGTTTGATAACGCAATCTTTTGTAATTCTCGTCATTCCACCATTTAAGTCTGTCTTGATCAACAAGTTCATAGTCAGGAAATTCATTCCAAATAATCCAAGCTGTTGGTAAATGATAAGTTGTCCCATATATCCAAGCAATCCAATATTTTTGCTCTATATTATGCTCGTATCTATCAAAAAGATAATTTAATAACCATAGTGCAGGATCACAATCATTGTTTTTAATTGACCAAGCACACCAATTAATAAATCCTGACCTACGATTTTCAGGCAATCTATAATCAATATTACTCATTAAACAAATGTTTTCTTAACCAGCAATCACCAGCTTTTTGAATCGCTTGATATGTCATCATTAATTTATTGTTTGATAACTGTAGTGTTTCAATATCTTCAGTCTTTAATTTATTACATATTTTTTCTTCAGGTATTAATAGACTTGGATTTTTAAGACCTTGCTCACGATATTTAATTTGTTCTTGACTGCTTTCTTTTAATGGTTGATCTGATCTTAAACTGCCTTGCTTATCAACAGACCAAAAAACTAATCCATTTTTTTTGTGGAAACCTATGCTATCTGGTGTACATGATAATTTTATCCTTTTCATACCTCTTTTAATGCAATATTTTGCATGAAGATCCCAGACTTCTCTGCCATATCCTTTACCCTCTTTACCTTGTAATGTGACAATCTCATATAAATTTACATATTTTGTTCTATCACTTCTTGTTGCAAATATAAGACTTACATATTCATTATCATCAACTAAAGCAAAGGGTGGGTGTTTATCATAATTACCAAATCTGATCCACAAACTATGTGAAGCTTTTAAAAAATTAGTATTACTACCTGATTTAGATTTTTTAATAATATCTTCTACTTCATAATCTTTTATAAACATTATTGTAGATCACCTTTAGATTTTCTTATCATTACTTCATTTAAACCATTCTTACTTAATTTATAGTCAATACAACATTGTGTTTTGATAATGTTTTTTATGTTTGATCTAGCTAATATATCTTTTGTACTTGCTATGTAATATGTATTTTTATAGTTTGCATAATATAGTGGTCTTTGCTCATTGCGAAAAAATCTAATTGTAGGTGTATCTTTATTATCAAGTAATATACATGACATAGATCCATCTAAATTTAATGGGTGTATATTTTTATTGTAATGTTTAAGTAAAATTTCTGAATCACACTTTGTATCAAATTTCATATTGTAAATTGATTGCCATTTTTTTGCGTCTGTTTGGGTCACAACACCATTATGCACAATAGCTACATCATCATATATTATTGGTTGGTTATATTGTAAATCGCTAGTGCTATATCTACAGTGTGCAATTAGATGTTTTGTTTTAATCTCAGGCAAATCAAACTTATCAGCTGAATGCTTAACTATTTTATGTTTAATAATTGATTTATTATTTTCCCAATCAATCCATGACAGACCTGTAGCATGTTTACCTCTTATCATAGATTGTAAAAGTAAAGTTTGAATGATCTCCTGATCAATATTTTTTTGGGAAAAGATCCCAATAACACCACACATTAGTTCAGTTTTTCACCTCTTTTCCTATTTTGTGCTCTTTTTAATTCTTCTTTAGCATTTAAACAATTAAACATATTTTCTCTGTAATAACACACAATACTAATTCTTTCATATGCAAGTTGTGATTTAATTTCTGTATTACCATGATATTCATGCACATTAAAGAAACAAACATCACCTGAACGAACATCAAAAGCAACTCTGTATCTAGGAATTGCAGTATAACCACCTTCATATTTACCTGCTTGTAAAACAGCTAAATTACCTAATCCACCCTCATAATCACCAGCATCAGTATGCAAAGCTGTTCTAAAATTTTTATTTACAGTGATTGTGGTAAACACAGTATCTTTTATTACAAAGTCTTTTTCAGTTTTATCTGTCATTGTTTTTTGTGCATAATATTTTTCTGGACAAGCTTCCTCAAATAATTTATCTATATATTTAATATAAGGATAAGCATTACTGAATTGCTGAAAATTTTTTTCAAGCCATGCTGTTTGTCTGCAATAAGGAAATCTAGCGTTGCGGTCAAAATAACCAACAATACCAGAGTTTACTTCTTTTGATGAATTAGTTTTACTTAGAGTTCCATCTTTTTTAATTTTTGCTGTTCTTGTAGCTAGATGATTTACCTCATCAATAAGTCCTGCTGCTGCACCTCTATTATTTGAGGGCATTGCTGCTTTTCTGAGTGATTGATAGGCATTAGCACAAAGCTTTGAAGGTATTTTATTTTTTCTAAAAAAGAATAAAGGTTCACCTTTTTCATTATATGCATTGCAATCATCTTTTATTAATAGGTCATAATCTTTATCTGTGACCCATTCACCTGCTTTTGCTTTGGCTTCTTCAAAAGAATAATGTGGTTTAAGATTGTATGTTTTCATATGCAATTTTTACTGCTTCATAAGTTGTTGATGTTATATTTTCTGATCCCCAAGAATTTTGTAAAGCTTCGCACATCATTCTAAATTCAGGCTCAGTTTCAGTATCTAAAAACAAGTTTACCATGCGTATATTACTTTGTTGAATATTTTCTAGATCTATATTTTCTGATTCTATTTCATTAATTGGCTCATCAAACTCAATAATATCTGATGTAATCTTTTCAATACTATCATAGTCAAAAGCTGTGCTTGTTAGATCAAAGTCCATTTCTGCTAATGCTTGAAACTCTTTTGATAATAAATCTTTATCCCAATCTGCAAACTCACCTATTTTGTTATCTGCAATCCTAAAAGCTTTTTTTTGTGCGTCAGATAAATCTATTGCTTGATGTACTGGAACTTTCTTTAAACCAATGATCTCTGCTGCTTTAAGCCTTGTATGTCCTGCTAAAACAATCATATTTTCATCAACTACAATTGGAACTCTAAATCCAAATTCTTTAATACTTTGTGCAACTTTATCAACAGCTTCAGCATTATTTCTAGGATTATCGTCATAGGGTTTGATGTCTTTAATATCAGTAAGTTTAACTTTCATTGTTTATCCCATAAAAATCGTTAGGCTCAACTTCGCCTTCGGTTATTTTGTAAATTGTAAGCATATCATCTCTTCTTGGTATTCTTACACCTGTAATCCACTTGGCAAATGTGCTTTGTGGTATTTTATTGCCTGTAGCCATTTCAACCATGTCAAGAAATGACAACTGTGTGTAATCCTCTTTTTTAAGATAATCTTTAAGCAACATATCATCATTATACACACAATATTCCTTAAAAGGCTTGTTTTTTATTGTAATTTAGCCATAATTGAATGATTGAAAAAATAAATTGAGGAAATAAAATGAAGACAAATATATCAATTGAACTTAATGATAGCGAGAGATCCCACTTACACAACATCTATCATAATAAAAAGTCATCAAGACTTATATCAAGAAAAGAAATAAATAATCTAGTCCATCTAATGCTTCAAGAACTATTAGCATCAGATGTTGGTAACTACACTAGTATTACTAATAATATTGCAGAAGAAGGTGTTAGATATTATTTCAATGATCAAAGAGTGACACCTGATGAGTGGCAAGCAGGTATCCAAGTTTGGTTAGAAAAAAGGAAGCAGAATGCAAACTAATGATCCTTTTGCAAACTTTGGTATTGAGCATTTATCATCACAATCAATAAATCTGTTTGTATCAAATTTACCATTATTTATTGTGCGTTATTTGTGGGAATATAAATCTCCCACTAACGCTGCAATGCTTCGTGGATCTGTTATTGATAAAGCGATAGGTGAATTTAAGTCCATCAAAGAATCTCAAACAGACTTTAAAAAATTAGTAAATTGGCATAAAAGTCGTGGTGTTGAATTTGATAAAGATAAAGTTGAAAAAGAATTAAATAATATATCCAATTACTTAGAACTAGGCATACCTCATTATAAGAATCTAGGTAAATTTAAATCTTATCAAAAAAAAGTAGAACTTAATCATGAAGATCTACCAATACCAATCATAGGATATATTGATTTGGAGTATGAAAATTGCATTAGAGATATTAAAACTACTGCAAAAACTCCTAAATTAACAGATCAAGTTTCAAGACAGTTGGCTATTTATTCAACTGCATTGGATAAACCTGCATTTGCAGATTACTTATATGTGGCAAAAACCAAACAGGAAGTTGTTACATTTGAGATCCAAGATGTAAATGACAGGATAAATGAAGTGTATAGGATTGCATTAGCAATGATGAATCTTTTACAAAATAATGATATTAACTCTCTTGTAGATTCATGCTACCCAAATTTTGCAGATTGGATGTGGGACGAAGGTAGTATTGAAGTTGCAAAAGAACTTTGGAGAATAAAATGAAACCTAATAATGAACTAATAAATGCTTTAATAAAAGCACAAACAAATATGGAAAATGCCAGTAAAGATGGAACAAACCCACACTTTGGTAATGGTTATGCTTCTTTAGAATCATGTTTAGAAGCAGTAAAAAAACCTTTGCTTGATGAGGGTATCATGTTTTTACAACGCTTTGAAGAAAATGACAGAGGAGTTTGTGTAGAAACTATATTCTATGGACATGGTAGCGAATTGTCAGCAGGAAAATTTTTTGTACCTGCAGATAAAAATAATGCACAAGGCTTTGGAAGTGCTATGACATACGCAAGAAGATACAGTTTATGTGCTGCTTGTGGTATAGGTGCAGGTATTAAAGTAGAAGAAAATGCTACTGTTGAGCCTACAGGTAGTGATGATGATGGAAATGCTGCTTCTGAAGAGTTCAAACTATAATGTATATACCTGAAGCTTTAAGAAATAAAAAGTATGCAAAGTATTCAGTGACAGATCTTGTGTTTTTAGTTTTTCTAAAGGCACAAGAGAATAATATTTGGCTTACTTTTGAAGATATACAGAATAAAATTTTAAATGTTTACAGAGCAAATGGTTTTAGCGAAGGCTATATCATGAAAAATAAATTTTATGGAACACCCACAATAAGTGCTGCAATCAGAAATATTAGAAATGCTAATGCAAGGTGGGATTATGAATTACCTGACTTTGATGAGGTGGTTATTAAAAGAAAAAAATTAAATAGCAAAGGCTATGAATATAAATTAGTAATTGGAGATGATTATGGCAAGGAAGCAAAATACGACTTATTTAAGTAGAAATATTAAATTGACTATACAAGATGAAGTAAAAATTCTAGATCTAACTAATGAATTAAGATACATACTAAATAATATATCAGAGTGTAATGATATGTGGGTTAGTGATCTGAATACATTAAGAACGCTTGAATGTAAGTTAGAAGATGTATTTGGATTTGAATATGATCCAAAAAAGTATAAATACAATTTAAAAAATACAACAGGTATTAAAAGATGAGTGAGACAATGTTCGCAATAATTTGTGCATTTGCTTGTTTAGTTTTAATTTACATTAACGAAAAAAATATATAAGGAGTGAACTATGAGTGATAGTTATGAACAAAAAAACAATACAGGTGCTTTATTCCAAGATGATAAAGTTGAGATTGTCAGAAAAGGTAAAATTATAATTGATAACAAACTGCGTTATGCCAGTATTATCAAATATCAATTACCAAATGAAAAGCCAAAATATGAGTTATCAATCTCTGCTGGTCCACTGTATATCAATCAAGAAGAAGATAAGAAGTCTGAAAAAAGTCCAGACATAAGTGGTCCAATAAGTATTGATGGAAAACAGTATAAGTTTGGTGGCTACAGACAAACTAGTAAAAAAGGCATTGAATATACATCTGTCTTGTTATATGAAAAAGAAGATAATGATTATCCTTTTCCAAAAAAAGAAGATACAGATGACGATCTACCTTTTATTTGAGGAAACAAAATGAAAGTAATAGAAGCGTTAAAGATACAAAGTATTTTAGATAAAAGAGAAATACCATGTGATATACATGATGAACTTACATATTATTCTGAATCGCAAGATAAGTATATTAAAGTGCATGACATGGATATAACACATTTAGTAAGAGCATTCTTAAGTATGCAAGAAAAGTACAATATAGCTTTACACAATTTTCTAAATCAACACATGACACAAAAAATTCGTGACGAAAAAAAGAAAAAATATTGATGAAATCAAAAATGCATTAAGTACTGGTAAGAGAGACTTTTTTACAAGTAATACTACAATGGGTACTATGTCTATTGATTTTAATAATTTTGGTAGTGCAACAGGAGCAATGAATGTTGTTAATACATGGAATAATAATGTTTCAAGTAGTGGTAATATAATTGTTACAAAACAAAACTATACTCCAAAAGAAATTATTACTTTATTTTCTAGTTCTGCTTCACACAGAAGAAAATTTAAAACTAAAGATATTTTTAAATCTGGTGTATATATTTTGTATAAAAAAAATGTTGTAGTTTATGTAGGCGAAAGTATAAATCCTTATCAGAGAATTTGCACACATCAAAAATCAGATAAAGACTTTGATTGTTTCAGAATCTTATATTGTAAAAAAAACAGAAGAAAATACTGGGAAAAAAAACTCATCAACGCATATCTACCACAATATAATAAAACTAATAAAAAAATACCACAGAGAAATGTATATCATGAATCTGCAAGATTTCGTACAGTTTGGTCCACACCTATTGCTTATTTATCTGCTGATAAAATTAAATTTTTAGGTGATACAATGCACGAATTAGTTGCTAATATTTTATAAATGTCTAAAAGAATAGTTGATAAAAAACATTTGGAGTATGTTGGATCTCTACCATGTTTTATATCTAAATCTGGGTTCATGTCTTGTGTTGGTCCAATACAAGTTCATCATTTATTAAAACCTAGTGATAATAAGCGTGGTTGGTCTTTAAAAGCAGGTGACAATCAAGTAATACCACTATGTATGTTTCATCATGCACAACTTCATACAAAATTTGGTAATGAATTTAAATTTTTAAAACATTATGGATTTAAACAGAATGCTGCACAAGAATATGCAAAAACTTTATGGGAAAATAAACAAGATTATTATGAAATAGATGATGATTTGCCCTTCTAAATATTCCTTAAAAGGCTTGTTTTTTTACCTAAATGCCCCATAATTATAATGTGGATAATAAATTGATAGGAGATAAAATGAAAAAATCACAAAAAAATATTGTAGAAAAGGTCTTGGAAGCAAGACATCACAAAACAGTTGAGTTTGATAGTGATGATCTAGTTAGCAGACTAGAAACAACTATTGAAAATATTGAATTTCAAAAGGGTAAAGTTTTTTGGGACGATCTGCAAAGATTGTATCTAATACTTGATGTCCTTAAAAAATGCAAAATAAATTGAAGGAGAATAAAATGAAATTAACTAACAAGCAACAAAACTATTTATTAAGCAAATACAAGTACAATGCGTATGGTGATACCCATGCTGTGTTCATAATTGAAAATGACTGTGAGGTTTGGAGAAAGGACTTAACAGATCATACTAGTATGCATCTTTTAACTGACAAAGAGGTTAGTTTACTTCTTGCTCTATCACCTGATCGTGATATAAATCAAACTTCATATAGTGAAGAAAAAATACAGATAGCTGAAGTATCAAGAAGAGTGGTTTTATAAATGAGATACGAATTATATGTACTAACTAAAACTAATTTTTGGTGGTTAGCTGTAAAGACATCAGATGAAAAATACTTTGATTACAAAAAAAGAAAGTTTATCAAAGAAGGTTTTCAAGTAAAAGAAACAATACAAATATTAGGAGCATAAAATGAAATTTTATTACTTAGAAGATATAAACAGGGAACATATACAATTCTTTAAAACAAAAAAATCTGCATTAGATTGGATTAAAAATGTAAATACAAGTGATGATTATGGTAATGAGAATATTTTTACAAAAGAACATATACAAGTTTTATTTGTACCACACTTTACTAAATCTGATTTATTAAATGCTTTTGATGATATAGCTATAATAGTTGGCAATAGCATTGATACACATGAACATTAATCTAGGGGGATACAAATGAGTAGATTATTTAGAGAATGGGACGATAAATGTAATAACGAGCCTGAGTCCTTAACACCTGAAGAAAAGTTAGAGAGAGCAGAGTTTGAATTACAAGTAGCACAGGACAATCATTTTGAAGCTGTTCAAGAACTTTCAAATGGTAGTCCAACTGGTATAATATTAAAAGACTCAAAAAAAAGGGGGTAGATATGTACTTAGAAGATTTTGTATATAACGATAAAGATACTTATAAAAATAATTTTAATCGTTGGTTTTGTGCAAACTCTATGGAAAGGGAATGTTATAAAGAGCCTAAATTATCTGAAGAACAAGCCAAACAAGTTTTTCAGAAAATGTGGGGATATAAAAAATTTGAGAACACAGTGTTTATTAATTGATATGTTATTTAATGAATGAAGAAAAATTAAAAAGAATGGTTGATTCATTAGAATTCTTTATTGGAGAAGTAGAGCAAGAATTAGAGCAAGCAAAAAAAGTAGCACAAAATCTACAAGATGAATTATTTTGTTTGAAAGTTGAATGCAATCAGTTAAAAGATAAACTTAAATTGAAGTGCTAGTATCACTATAAAATGCTATATCCTCTAAGAGCAGAGATTAGTAACATTATTGACCAAGTAATATATTAGTCTTTGCTCTTCTCCGATTGATACATGATGTTCAATCCTGCTAAAGTACAAAGTCTATTTTTTTCATCTAAACCTTTTTCAGTCAATTCATAATTTTGACCATTTAATTTTATGTAACCCTTTGTAATCAAATCTGTTAAATGATCGCTTGGTATAGAGTCACCAAACATAATATTAAGTATGCCACCTAATCTTTTGGTTTGTGTTTTACTTAGTGCCATTTAAACCTTTATACATGACTCCAATCTTTACCTTGAAAAAGTAAAGCTTCAGCTTCTCTTCTTCTGATAAGACCTTCGTTTACTACACCACCAGCTTTGTTCCATCTTTTAATTTGTTCTGGAACATTTTCAAAATCTTTTGCATTCAAAACTTTTAACATAGTAGATGAATTAAGATTTGCACCACCTAAATTGAAAGTCCAAGATACAAGAGCATCAAACATGCATTGATCTATATCTACAGCAACAGCTTTGTTTACTTCTTCTTCGTAAACCTCTAAATCTTCTATTAACAATGCTTCTGCTCGTTCGTGTGTGATAACCATACCCTCTGATACGCCTTTAGTAGATCCCCAACCAATTGTCCAAACACCTGCTGCACATTTGTAGCTTTGATACTTACAGCCTTCAAATTTCTTAATTAAACTTATACCTTCTTGTGATATTTCCATTTTATTCTCCCCAAGTTCCATCATCTCTGACTTTAGCAGTTTTTTTACCACCCCAATACTCAACTGCATGTCCTTCATCAATAAGAATCTGACAAATGCTTTGATTATTTTCTGTATATGGTATGCCCAAAATTCTGCCATATTTACCTTTACCTAGTGATTGCACTTTAAAAGAGCCAACACATAATTCTATTAATCTTTCTTTTGCTTTAAGACCTAAAGCTTTTTCTTCTAAATTTCTTGTTCTTGATTCAGGCGTATCTATACCTGCAAGACGAACTCTTTGTTTGTGTAATTTGACATCAAAGCCTAGATCAAGCACTACATCTATGGTATCTCCATCTACTACCCTGTCTAATATTGCGTTATAGACAAATGGTGTAACGCTTTCAGACATAACTACTGTTTAGCCTTCCATATGTTTAATGCACATAATTCAAGTATTTTGTATAACTTTCCAATCATGGCATCGTCTTTAGGTGTAGGAGTTAATGCACATATAATTGAAGCTGCACAAACAACTCCTGTGATTATTCCTAACCATTCCCCAATCATTCCAAACATAAAAACCTCCTTTTATTTTTGAAAGTACAATAATAGCAGATTATTCGGCTTCTTTGTCAATTGTTACTTTTCTATAGTAAACAACTACATCTTTTAATTCTGTGATATATCTTTTAATTTCTTGCATGTTATAAGCCATTACTTCGTAATCAGGTATAGTCATAGCAAGAAAAACTAACTCACCCTCTTGCTCTTCTATAAATGCTAATTGTTCTTTGTAATTATCAGGTGTCACCACAATCCACATAGGTTCTTGTAAATCAATCTCTCTAGGCATGACAGGTTGTACTATCTTCCTATCTATAGGCTTTGCAGATACTTCTATTTCTCTAGTTGGTATCA